CAACATGTTGAGCAAAGAAGAAATGGCCGTGTTCTTGTCGCTGCTGCTGACCGTGGCGCGCCGCGCCCAAGTGTCTGCGTCGGGGCTTGCCGAAGCGTTAGGCGTCTCCCACCCGAGCATGTGGCGCTGGCTGGCCGAGGCGCGGCGGATCGAAGGCGGCGGGCTGCCGAGCATCACCGCCTACACCCACACCATCGAGCCGATCCGCGAGGCAGCCCAACGCGTTCTGGCCAGCGACGAGGAACGCGGTACACTGGATCGGCTGAAGCACGCCAAGCCGGTGGACAAAGTGGCGGGAATCCGCGCCCTGATCTGACCCGGCACTGCTACGCTGCACAGTCCATGACGAGGAGACGCCGTTGGACACTTTAGATTTTCTCCGCAGGGTGTGGCCCGGGAGTGGGGTCTACCTCATTCTCACGCCGACGCAGTTCACCAACCCCGAAGGCCGCGTCATCAAGTCGTTCCGCCACTTCGCTTTCGGTTCCATCGAAGCCGCCGCGCAGGCCGCGCTGAGTCTGGCCAACGACCGCAACCAGCCGCAGGATGTGTACTTCGCGCTTGGCACGGTCAAGGAAGACTTGACCCGCATACGCAAGGCTGACCGCGACGCGATGGGCAAGAAGGTCCGTGGCGTTCACAAGAGCGGCCACGACAACACGGCAGGGCTCCGGGCGTTCTGGCTGGACTTGGACGTCAAGGCCGACCCGCAAGCCTACGCCACCGCCAACGAAGCCGCGCAGGCGCTGCGCCAGTTCTGCGCTGCCATGGGCCTACCGCGCCCGCTGGTCACGTCGTCTGGTGGTGGCCTGCACGTTTACTGGACACTGACCGAGGAGGTCGACCCCGAGAAGTGGCAGCACTACGCATCAATCCTCAAGCAATTGACGGAATCGTGGGGGCTCAAGGCTGACCCGTCGCGCACCGCAGACCGCGCCAGCGTGCTGCGCCCGGTGGGCACGCACAACTGGAAGACCGGGGCGCCGCGCACGGTGCAAGTGGTTGTGGATGGGGCGCCTGTGCAAGCCACCGCATTCCTCGCCAAGCTGGCGTACCTCGCCGAGACGATGAACCTGCCACCTGTGCAGCAGCGCAAGGCCACGATGACGCTCCCCGGCACCCCGCCGGTGGCGTTGCCCGGCCAAGCGCCGTCGCTGATCCCGGTGGTAGACATCTCGGCGATGAACGAAGCAGCCGCAGCTGGCGCAGGGTACGAGCTGCCGAACCCCAAGGACGTGGTGCAGAAGTGCCAGCAGCTGGCGTGGCAGGCTATGAACCAAGGCGCCGTACCTGAGCCGCTGTGGTACGCCATGATCGGCTGCCTGCGCCACGCCAAGGATGGCGCCCGCGCTGTGCACGTGATGTCGAACAGGAGCCCCGACTATGATCCGGTCGCCACTGACACGAAGATTCAGCAGCACACCGATGGCGGATTCCCGCCGACGCTCTGCCAGACCTTCGAGCAGCACCGCCCGGGTGGATGCGACGGCTGCCCGTTTAAGGGCAAGATCAAGACCCCGCTGCAGGTTGTGCGCAAGTTGGAGCAGGTTGCGCCGCCGACCGTCCAGCTCGTAACCCAGCAGGGTCCGGTAGCCGTGGCACTGCCGCCCCCGCCGGCGCCGTTCAAGCGCGTCATCAACCCGATGACTGGCACCGCCCGGATCGCGATGACGATCGGCGACAAGAACGGGTTGGACGAGGACGTGGTTATCTTCGAGTATGACCTGTACCCCAGCCGGTTGGTGTTCGACGAGCGGGAGGGACGGTACAACGTGGTCGTCCACCGCTGGCTGCCGAAGGACGGCTGGAAGGAATTCGAGATTCCCACCGGCAAGCTGTACGACAAAAAGCAACTGGCCATGACGCTCGGCGACATCGGCGTCATGCCTGACCTTGGGTACGTTGAGAGCGTGGTGCAATACATGATCGGCTACATCCGCGACCTGCAGAAAGTCGCCGCCTCGTCGACCGTCTACGCCCAGCTGGGATGGCGGCCGGAGCGCGACAAGTTCATCCTCCCCGACCGGGTGATTACTCCCACCGGTGTGGAGCCCATCAACGTCAACCGCAACGTGGCCCGCACCCTGTCGTGGCAGGAGCCCCGTGGCGATCTGGAGGTATGGAAGAAGGTAGTGGCCACCTACGAGCGGCCGGGGATGGAAGCGCACCAGTTCGGCTTCGGCGTCGGGTTCGCCTCGCCGCTGTTCGTTTATACGAACTTCAACGGCATGATCGTCTCGATGGTAGGCCGCGCCGGCGCCGGTAAGTCGTCGGCCGCGCTGTCCGCCAACTCGATCTGGGGCCACCCGAAGATGGGCTGGGCCGACCGGGAGAACGACACGCCCAAGGCGTTCGTCCAGAAGCTGGGCCTGCTGAACAACCTGCCGGCCACCTACGACGAACACACCAACCTCGATGGTGAGCTGGTGTCGGACCTGTGCTACATGGTGTCGAAGGGCCAAGGGCGCCAGCGCCTGCAGCAGTCCGGGGCCGCTGCCGAGAACCACGGCAACTGGAACCTGATGATGCTGACGACTGGCAACTCGTCGCTGGTTGGCCGACTGGCCGTGACCAAGGCCGACGCCAGCGCCGAAGCGGCGCGGGTGATCGAGTACGAGGTTCCCAGCAACACGTTGACGAAGGCCGAGGCCGACGCCTGCTGGGGTCCGGGTGGTCTGGTGTTCGAGAACTACGGGCTGGCGGGCGAGGTGTACATCCGCCACCTGATGGCGAACGAGCAGTGGGCGCGCGACCGGGTGAAGTATTGGGTGCAGCAGGTAGACCAGCTGGCCAACGTCGCGAGCGGCGAGCGGTTCTGGTCCGCCGGCGCGGCCTGCGTGCTGACCGGCTTCGAGCTGGCCAACCAGTGCGGGCTGACCAACTGCGACATCCAGCGGATGCTGAGCTTCGCCGTGCAGGTGATCCAAGGGATGCGGACCGACGTGCAGGACTGCACTCGCGGCCCGGTCAACGTGGTGTCGGACTACCTGAACTCGAACATCCGCAGCATGCTCGTCCTGTCCGTGGGTCCGAACAGCTCTGGCATGTCGGCGCCGCAGCACGCACCGACCGACAAGCTGCGCATCCGGTTGGAGCGCCACACCGGCAAGCTGTACATCGACCGGGCCGATTTCCGCCGGTTCTGTGGCCAGCAGATGACGGACCCGAACATGGTACTCAAGGGGCTGCAGGCCAGCGGTGTGCTGCTGAGCCGGGACACGCGGATCGTGCTGGGTCGGGACACCGAGTTCCGCACGGCGCAATCTGTGTGTCTGGTGCTCGACGCGAACCACCCCTCCATGGGCGGCATCGGCGACTTGTCCGCCGTGCCTCTCCCGGGCAAACCTGTACTGACGGCGGTGGCACCATGAAAGTAAGTCAGCACGCATGGCAGCGGTGGAAGGAGCGCCACCCGCATCTGGACATCCGCGAGGAGCTGGCCGCCGCGAGGCGGCCTTCCAAGCGGCTCCGCCAGCTGCTCACCTACGGGCGCCACGATAACGCCGACCGGCAATACTTCGTGACTCCCAACGGAGTGGTGTTCGTGGTGAGCAAGAACTGGTGCGTCATCACGGTGCTGCGGTTGTACGACGCGCGCCGCCGAGCCCGGAGGATCATCAAGGCTCGGCGGTTGGACACTGGCAACTGGGTTCAGTAGGGCGCTTCGGCGCCCTTTTTATTACACGACTTCTTCGGTGAACACGCGGTTGGTCCAGAATCGGGCGGGCGCCGGCGGGACTCCGCCCCCGCCTATCCACACAAAGGGCGAGATGTACTTCGGGGGGTCAAGCGGCGGGTCGCCCTCGTGCAGCGGCGGCGTTGGGATGAACTCCTCGCCCCATCCGCCATCGTCGGGGATCGACACCACGTCTGATATGAGGGACGGGGTGACGACGGCAGACACTACATCGCGGTTACTCGGTGGCTCGTACCGGCGATGGTACAGAACCACAGTCGTGCGCCCCGCAGACTGGTAAGAGTCGGTGATGGCCCACACCCCGTCACTAGGCTCGATGGCTCCATCCGCCCCGCTCTCGGCAGTAGTCAACGTGCCGTACTC